CATATTCTTGGATTGCTACATCTGCTAGGGTTTGACCATTTTTCGCAAGAACTTCCATAAGTTTCTTGATTTGTAGACTACATAAGCTATCACTAATAGAGCTATAATTATTGCTATTATTCTAGCTAAATTCGCAAGCGTGAAGTCGTGTGTAACTGTTTCTTTCTTTTTTATTCCTATAATATTCTTCTGCTTTTGCGTTCGCTCTTGCCTAACGTTTTGTTCTATATTTTTAAGATCCGTTTTGCGTTGCCTGTCGTGAAATAAAAACCGCTCTTTCGACAGCAGTTTTCCTGCATCGTTATAGACTAATACCACCGAATCTCGAACGACTATTGAGTCGAGATAAGAGGTTAAATGTTTTACCACAAATGAATCACGCAGCACGACCGAATCTCGCACAACGGTTGTGTGCGTTTCTGCTGCTACTAGCTTTTTTGAACTGCAACATCCTGTTGTTAAGAATAGAAGCAGTAAGTAGATTAGATGTCTCATGTTTTATAAGTTTTTATATTCGACTTTAGCATCGAAGCAAGGACAAGCTTTTATTCTCTCCCATGGATCAACAATGCCGTTTTTATTTGTGTCTGGTGAAAAGTCTCTATGTCCCTGAATAACAGCATTTGGGTACTTCTTTTTTAATGCTTTTAAAAGCAATAAAAGCGACTTTTTTTGCTCTTCAGTTCTGTTATCTACAGGCTTTCCTTTGGCGTCAATGCCACCGATGTATGCAACATTTATAATATTCGAATTGAATCCCTTTACCCCATTGCTTACTTCGTCTTCTGAAAGCGTGTTAAAAACCTTTCCGTTCACATCCACGATATGGTGGTAGCCTGGTTTTGACCAGCCTTTTCTTTTGAACTCAAGTAAGAGTTCTTTAATAGTTGCGTGCTGACTGCTAGCTGTGCAGTGTACAGCTATGTATTTAATATTTCTCATGTTCTTGTTCTTGTTCTTCTTTCTTTATCTCTTTTTCAACAAACGTTTTGATATCGCCATATTTCGAGTTAATGTAAGCCTTTATACCGAACACTGAACCAGCGTAAACGAGGCATTGTCCTACATACCACAAAACAGAATCTTTCAAGTCGTAATTGTTGAAGAAAAAGCATAAAAACACAAGGCAAACACCACTAGCAAGCATGCCTAGCGCACTGCCGTACTGAATCCATTCTTTTGTATTCTTTTGCATAATTTCCTCCTTTCTTTCTTTTTAGTAACTTGCATTAATTTCAATTCCTCCTGTAGTTATTCTCACCTTATCTACATTCTGATTATCAAGTTCCAGCTGCTCTCTGATTCGACTTCTCCAATAAAGGATGTCGTTGTCCAAAAGCATATCTTCAATACCAACGCCCACCTCTGGACGCTCTTTGAGCTCTCCCTGATGAAGCACCAAGATTAACGCTTGATTTTGCCTAAGCGTGTCGCCCAAATGTAAGCCTGAAAGTATTTTGCCTTCATCGTCAAACTTTGGCTGTACATCTATCTCGAAGTTATTTAATTTTATAGCTCTCATCAATGTTTTATTTTTTCATCCTCATAATCTGCTCTTTGCAGTTGATGCGCTGATGTTGTAGGCGGTGTTGTCGGTCCGTTTGGTGCTGTGTGCGTGTGCGAATTAAAGACTTGAACTAGCTCATTAAGCTTTGCAGTTAAGGCTTCAATATTGATTAATCCACCAAGTTTACCACCGTTAATGGTGATGCTCTCTGCAACATCCACAGCTACTACTACAAGGTTTGTCATGTCACCTGAAAGACTTGCAAGAATGACAGCTGAACCAATTGCAGGCGTTATTAGGATTTGCGTTTCTTCTTGTTTTTCTGAAGCACGCAAACGCACATCTGAAACAGTTAAGCTACCTATTTCAACAGTGCATGTGATACCGCTAACTTCTTTCACAATTCCTTGCAAAATTGTAACACGACCACCTCCTGATGATGCCTGTTTAATTAGCGTTGCGAGTTCTTTATACTGATCCATATTAGCTTAATCTATATCCTAGTTCAACTTTGCGTTTTCCTCCACCTTCTGAAAATTCAGTGGTCACCGACCTCACGAAATAAGTACCATCTTTGTAGGTATAATCGCCATCGTGAATACTTGCTGTATCACCTGGATTACACTCTGGAATTAACCAGGTTGTAATACTTCCGTCATACCCATCAAAGGTGCGTCTTTTTACTTCTGCTTCTCCTCTTGCTTTCATACTTGCAGTATCCGAGGCGTGGCATTTCACTTCGACTTTTTCGCCACCTGTAGAGCCGACTTCTATTTCTTTCACTTTGCCATCAGGCATTATGGCTTTTACAACGACTTTTACCTTCTTATCTTCTGCTCGTTTAAAAGATAGTTCTGCTTCTTCGATGTTCACAGCAAAATCGTAAAAACGCTCTTTGCCTATAACTTCACCTGGTGGATGTATATGCAATACACCATCTTTTAAATAGATGTCTGCTCCGCATTCTTCTTGCACCTTCTTTAAAACATCATAGCCTGTTGCATCTCGAATTACGAATTTGTCATAAACCCATGTATAACTGCAATCTACCTTGTAATTTTTGCCTATACCTTTTACAACCTTTGAAAGCAAGTCACTAAGTGAAATCTTCTTGAGTTCTTCATTTGGCAAATCCTTTCTAAACTGAAATAAATCATCTTCGCAAAAGAGTTTAATGCTTCCACCATCTGTTGAAATTCTTTGCAAATAGCCTTTAAACTCTTCTTTTATTCCAACTTCTTTATAGCCTATACTAACGCTCACTTCATCGCCTCGTTTGATTTGCTCTTCTACCTCTAAAGCTTTATTTAGCCTAGCAGCAGGAAGAACAATCTCGCAAGTATCTGCAAGTAATTCTACACTTTTATGAATGGTGATGCTGTCTACCATTCCAAGATAGAATTCACCTATTTTTACTTCGAAGTCTAGTGTGTACATAGTTACAGGTTATTTGTTTCGCAATCCATTATATTCTTCACGTCCCAAAAGCAACTTGTAGTCGTTGTCTGAAACTGCCTTTATACTATAGTTCTGATTCTCTGTTCCACTGGTAAAAGGCAACTCCCATTCTTCAATGACGATGTGGTTTATTCCGAAAATCTCTAGTAGTGGTGAAAGACATGATACAGATGCTGCTTCACAGTGCTTTCGCAATTTTGATACATCTTGTTCAGGATATTTTCCATCAGTAGAAATTAAAACACCTTCGATTGTGATTTCGTAATCGTCTTGCGCCCACCGCTCTTTGATGCTTCCACGAACACTACCTTTATTCACATTGCGCTTTTTAATGATGTTTTTACCAGTAATACTGATCATAGGTTCGAAAGGAAGTAGCCATGACTTTGCACCTGGTTCTTCTATTCGAAGTTCAAGAGGCATTGCCATTGGAATGCCAAGTGCGTTGGTGCGCACCATGTCCTCGAGTTCTTCATCACTCAAAGCTTTAATGCTATCGTAGTCTTCACTGTCAACGTTCGCTATTCCAATCTCACGAAAAAGCCAGTAAGGGGGTACTTTGCCTCCGATGATTCGAAGTGCAAGATTTTCAAGTACAAAGCGATGAGCTTTGTTATCTACCTTTAATGGTAAGCCTTTATCTAAAATCTCTCTATACTCCATATTTAGCCTCTATCTGTTGATGTTGCGATTGCAAGTGAACGATTAATACATTGTACAACTACTCTTTCAAGTTCTGCTGTATCTGCCTTATCTGACATGTGAACATGGATGGTATCAAAGAATTTAGAAATGTTCATGGTGATAGCAGTTGAACGCTTTCCACCTGTTGCTATTTCTTCTGCTGATTTGCCATGCTTGCCTTTCTTGCCTTTTTTGCCTTTACCTTTTTTGCCTTCACCGAAAACTACTTCGTTACTTGTTGTTTTGGCTGAGCCTTTAGTTCCAGGCTCTGAAATCTCCGACTTGCTTTCTTGTTTCGCTTTGTCTTTTGCTCGCTCATTCTTTAGGTTCTTATTGAAATTAGCACCTATATTAGTTGCTGTATCATAAGTTGAAATGTAGGCTTTCTTAAAAGCGTTATAACCACTTATTTGTTTAATACCATCAGTGAATGAATCCGCTGCTCCTTTAAAATCGCCTTTAAATAACTTATAAAGTGACGTCGCAACGCTCCCTAAACCTTTCACCAAGTCCGTAATTCTATCAATTAAGAAGTCTTTTAAGATATTTCCGAACTGCTTTATGGTATCCCACATGGTAATTAAGAAGGCTCTAAACCCTGCAAATTTTACCCAGGCATATCCAATGGCTGCTACAAGTGCGACAACTGCGACTACAACAACTACTGCTACACCGGCAGCACCGGTCACTGTTTCAGAGCCGGCAGCAGATCCGGCAACCACCGCACCGAACGATGTGAAAAATGTGGTAGGGGATGACAAGCAGGGAACGGATATTCACTTTAAAGCAGATGGTGAAGTAAAGAAAACTATTTCATTTTTGGGGTTCACATCAGAAATTAAAATTCCGGTTCACAAGG